TCAAACTTCTGTCTCTGCTCATGCCTCGTTCATCGAGTTTGAGCCAGAGTATGCTTTCCAGGGACTGGCTGCTGTAGCTGATGCCAACTTCACCTTCGGGGCGATGACTACTACCTCTGATGGTGACGTAGCGGTGCTGGCAGATGCCGACTTCACATTTGATGCTATGACTGTTACATCTGACGGAGACGTTGCCATTATAGTCGTAGATGGGGACTTCTCCTTTGATGCTATGACTACCACATCAGATGCTGATGTATTTGTAGATGCTGATGCTAACTTCACCCTTGGAGCTATGACCACAACTACTGAGGTAGATGTGTTAGTAGATGCGACCGCAGACCTCACCTTTGGAGCTATGACGCTGACTACTGAGGTTGACGTTGCCGTCCTCGGGACTGCCGACTTTACCTTCGGGGCGATGACTCTTACTGCCGACGGTACTGTAAGCGCTGCGCCGGTCATAGTAGCAGACGCTGATTTCACCTTTGGGAGCATGACTACTACCACTGACGTGGACATACTCGTAGAAGCGGATGCTGACTTTTCCTATACTGCAATGACTGCAACTGCTTCTGGCGCGCTAGCCATTGCGGCAAGTGCTACCCTGCTAATGGGCGCCATGTCCACGGCTTCTGACGGTGACGTATTTATTGTCGGTGAGTCCAACTTTACCTATGACGCTATGACGGTGAGCGCAGCCATCCTTGGAGAAGCAGAAATGGCCAACTTAGATAAAATATCACTATTTGCATCCGACTACGCGCCGGGTACAATCAACGACAAGCTTAAGAAGCTGCTTATAGCGAACGGTGCTACAGGAACTCACATTGATGATTTGTGGATGAGCTTCTTAGGTAATCTAGGTCATACAGGGTCTATGAACGACAGGCTTAGAAAGTTCCTCTTGGCCTATCATGCAGTGTCAGATACTGGCCAGACTGTAGATGACCTATGGTCCCTAGTAACTGGCCCATACACCCCTTGAGGCGAACAACTATGAATCCTATATTCGTTGCACCAATAATTGATCTTATATCAAAAGGGCTGGATAAGTGGATACCAGACCCAGAAGCTAAGGCTAGAGCGCAGTTAGACGTAGCTAGAATGGTACAGGACGGGGAGTTTAAGGAGCTTGAGACAAGGATGGGGGCCATATTGCAAGAAGCCCAGAGTCAGCATAAGTACGTGGCTCTGGCCAGACCTAGCTTCATGTATGTGTTCTACTTCCTAATAATTTCTATGGTTGTCATAGCACCTGTTGTCGGCATATTCCGACCAGAGGCTATGGAGTTGTTCTTCATATACGTCGGCAAGGGCTTCGCAGCCATACCTGAGCCTCTGTGGTGGACGTTTACATCTGGTTACTTAGGATATGGGGCATATCGTACCTATGAGAAGAAGAATGGTGTTGCAAAGTAGCACTAGCTAGCGTACTATTAGTTCAGCCACTCTCCTTCCCTAAACTAACAGCCTGGGACTGGAGCTAACCTCCCGAATACGAGTAGGCAGAACTCTATCCTTATGGGAGGTATATCATGGCATTCCCCAATGTTTCCGACATTGTCGCCACTACGATCGAAAAGCGTAGCAAGAAGATTGCTGACAACGTCAGCAAGAACAATGCTTTGCTTGCTCGGTTGAAGCAGCGCGGTCGCACTCGCACCTTTAGCGGCGGTCGCCTCATTTATGAGGAACTGTCGTTCGCACAAAACGGTAACGCTGGGTTCTACAGCGGTTACGACATCCTGCCGACCAATGCACAAGATGTGCTGACTGCTTCGCAGTTCGACATCAAGCAGGCGGCTTGCCCGATTGTTATCTCTGGCCTGGAAGAGTTGCAGAACTCCGGCCCGGAGGCGATGATCGACCTGTTGACCAGCCGTATTGACGTCGCAGAAGCCACTATGCAGAACTTGGTGGCTGGTAGCGTCTACTCGGATGGTACTGGCTACGGCGGTAAGGAGATCGTAGGTCTTAACGCTGCGGTTCCGTTGGCTAACACCACCGGCACCTACGGCGGCATTGACCGCGCCTCTTGGACCTTCTGGCGTAACGCCATCAAGGACAGTGCAGACACCACTACCCTTCTTGCTGACATGAACGACCTTTGGTCGCGCTTGGTTCGTGGCATGGAGCGTCCTGACCTCATCGTCGTGGACTCGGTGGTATGGCTGGCCTACTTGGCGCTGGTACAGGACAAGCAGCGCTTCACCACTATGGAAGGCAGCGGTTCGGCGGGCTTCGGCTTCCCGACTGTGAAGTTCATGGATGCTGACATGGTCCTGGACGGCGGCATCGGGGGCTTCTGCCCTGCGGGTACTGCGTTCTTCTTGAACACCAAGTATCTGCACTTCCGCCCGCACAGTGCGCGCAACTTCGTGCCGCTTAGCCCGAACAAGCGGTATTCCATCAACCAAGACGCTGAGGTCCAGATTCTGGCTTGGGCTGGTAATATGACCAGTTCTGGTGTCCAGTTCCAGGGCCGTCTCGACGTTAACTAATAGGAGGGTAATGTCATGGGTGTTATCATTGGTATTGACCCGTCCAAGGTTCGCACGGCGGCCGAGGGTGCGGAGTTCAAGCTTGGTAGCCTCGGCTACGAGCAAGAGTCCGCCGGCCCTCCAACTACTGCGATGGGCGTGACTGGCGGCTCTGGCAGCCAAGACAATAGCTGCAAGTGCTATATGTACGTTGAAGCGGCTGCTGCCATTACTGGGGATGGGTATGTGGTGATCGTCGATGGTAGTGCATTTACTGCCGCGATGGTGACTGACACCTTGTCCGCCCCCGGTTCTGGTCAGGGCAAGGCTGTCGGCGTGGCACGCGCTGCCATCGCAAGCGGTGGGTTCGGCTGGGTTCAGGTATACGGGGCTGGTACTGTCCGTGTACTTGCTAACGCGGCAGCCTATACCCAACTCACCACCAGCGCTACTGCTGGTTCTCTGGACGACGCCACCACTGCTGGACTGGAGGTGGTTGAGGGCATTGCGCTGGATGCAGCAAACGGTGGGTCTACTGCCAACGTAGCAGCTTGGATCAACTGGCCGGTTGTCGGTCGTACGCTGTAAGGAATAATTCCCTGGGAACAAGGATGTTCCACCTTACTTTATGGTGCTAAGTTATGGAAACTGCTGAGTATGATGTACAAGATTTTAACGAGCGGTACGCTGCTGATAAGAGCGTTTACGCAAGATTTTACACGATGCCCGTTAAAGACGAGCACGCATCGGCCAACGAAGGAAGGCCGATTTTCTATGATAAGGAGTACATAGAAATTCGCGCTGCTGGGAACCAGAACAACATTGTTCAACGACCATCTATGCAACAGGACCGTGAGCGGTTTTCTAGGCAGTATGCGGCATTCAAGCAGGGCAATAGTGAACAGGTTGTAGGCACGCCACTGACTGAGGTCACTTGGCTTACCCGCTCTCAGGTAGAGGAACTGGCATACGTCCGCATCCGCACCCTTGAGCACTTGTCCTCTGTTAGCGATGATATTTGCAGCAAAATGCCGGGCTTGCAGGACTTGAAGCGCAAGGCTGCGCAGGTGTTGGAAGCGGCTGAGGCAGTAGCTCCAATCACCGCCCTTCAAGAAGAAAACGAGGGGCTGAAGGCTCAAGTGGCGGCTCTTGCCAATCAGGTTAAAGAGCTTACTGCGGCCATGAAAAAGGCCGAGAAATAGGGGGTCTTCCCCACCGGCTAAGATCTTGCACCGTCTTGGTCGGATTTTATAGGAGTTCCGGCCTTGCCTATCCAAGCAACTACCCAATACATAATTGACGCAGCGACTGACGAACTTGGTCTGCCACGGCAGACTCTTGTTGCTGGCCTCATTGATCAGATAGGTACGCAGTCGTTGGCGCTCCTTAATTCCTGCGGCAGTGAGCTAGTAAAAGCCCACGACTGGCAGTTTTTAGAGGGACAGGCCACCATCAACGGTGATGGTACGACCACTGAATTCACGCTGCCAGCGGACTTTGGGCGTATAGTGGACCAGACTCAGTGGTCCAGCAACACCAACCTTCCAATGGAAGGTCCTCTCAATGCGCAGTCGTGGGGCTGGGTACAGTTCGGCATAGTGTCTGCTGGTGTGTTCTTCCGCTACCGCATCCTCGGTAATAAGTTCGCCGTATGGCCCACTCCTGGAGCCAGTGAAGTACTCAGGTTTTATTACATCAAAAAGAACTGGGTACTTGATCAGGACGCTGTGACGTACAAGGACATTACTGACGATGCCCTTGACACCCCTTTATTTGACCGCAACCTCCTTATAAAGTGCCTGAAAGTCAAGCTCTGGAATCAGCAAGGGTTTGACACTACTTCGTTGGCTAAGGAGTACTACGACGAACTTACGATTGAAAAAGCGCAGAGCGGCAGTGCTCCGGTGCTAAGTCTGAGCAGCACGCGCAATCGCATTCTCCTAGACCCTCGTAGAAATATCCCGGATGGAGACTGGAACTAATGAGGCTCGCCGGTAAGCAAAGAGTATCCCAGGTATATCCTCTGGGAGCTCCCATCTTGGGGCTGAATGATACTGACTCCATAGCAGACATGGACCCTAAGTATGCTTTGGACATGCTTAACGTATTTCCTGAACTCGGGGCGCTGAAGGTACGCTGGGGGTATGTGGAGCACGTTACAGGCATGACTGATAATGGCAAGACCCTTATGGTGTTCAATAATCAGGACGGCACCTCTAAGCTATTCTGCGCTACTGACGACGGTATATTTGATGTAACAGCCTCCACAGCTTCCCCCTCTAATGTAAAGGCTCTTACCGAGGGGGAGATGGTATGGACTCAGTTTGCAAACATAGCTGGGCAGTGGCTCATAGCGTGTAATGGAGTAGACGCCCCGGTCATATACGACGGCGCAACTTGGACAAGCTTCTCTAACGTGGCATCCCCTACAAATCCAGGGGAGCTTGAAACTGGCACTCTAACCGTTGCGAACATAGCTTACGTCCATGTCCACAAGAACCGCCTATGGTTCATAGAGAAAAATACGTTGTCCGCTTGGTACTTGCCACTGAACGCTGTGAGCGGCACGCCAGTTGAATTCCCGCTTGGTGGTATTTTCACTAAAGGGGGACAGTTAAATGCTCTGTTTTCCCTTACCATGGACTCTGGTATAGGTAGCGACGATGTACTGGTGTTCCAATCCACTAAGGGGGAGGTTGGCGGATACATAGGCGCCAACCCAGCGGACGCCGCAGATTGGAGAATTATAGCCAGATACTTCATCGGTGCCCCACTTGGCAAGAAGACGAATGTTCAGCTTAATGGGGACATACTCCTTCTAACTGAATTCGGTGTAGTGTCCTTACTTGATGTAGTCAATGGCCTGTACCGGCTCGGTGCAGAGGCCTCTACTGCTTCTGCTAAGATAAGTAGGACCATAAGTAACATTGTCCGTGACGGGGCTGGGGCGCCACTATGGGAGATATTTAACTCCCCGGTATATCAATACGTCATAATCAGCGTACCAGAGAACATAGCTCTGGGTATCCCAGCCAAGCAGTTAGTCATGAACTCCGTTACAGGTGCGTGGACTAAGTTTGACCTCCCGGCGCTGACTCTTTACGAGTTTGGTCAGAACATATTCTTTACAGACTTATCTGGGCGGGTTCATAAGTATGGCGGCAATACTAATGATGAAATCACACTAGCTGGTACGGGGGCCGTTTCTATAATTTCTGGGTTCCAGCAAGCGTATAGCTTCTTCGAGCAGCCTACTGTTAAGAAGCACTTTAAGATGGTCAAGCCTATTTTCCAGGCGTCTAACGAACCACAAGTTGTGATGAAGGTGTTGACTGACTACCTTCCTGGTGGGGTGAATTCTGTGAACACCCCGGGAGCGGCAGCCGTGCCCCCAGTCAATTCTTGGGACAGCACTCAGTGGGATGAGGGGCAGTGGCTGAGGACTCTGGTAGCCTTTCAAACCTTTCTTGGCTCTACTGGCTTCGGCTACAGCGGTTCCGTTATTGTTAAGCTCAGGACTTCTGTAGAGACTAGGTACTTGGCCTCCCACTGGATATATGAGCAGGGGCTATCCCTATGATGCACATCTCTAGCAATAAGCTCTACTTGCCATTCCTCAGCAAAGCTCTAGACTACTGCGCGGGGCCACTTGCTCAGTGCATAGTGTGCGCAGATGAAAATAATTATCCTGTGGCGGGAGTTATTTATGACGGGTATAATGGGGCAATAATCCATGCTCACATTTGGATAGATGCAGAACGCAAGCCTATGAAGGAATGGTACTCTTGTATCTTTGACTACCCATTTAACCGACTGGGCGTCAATAAGGTAATCGGGCAGGTTAACTCTAACAATACAGAAGCCATAAAACTTGATGAACACTTCGGGTTTGAACTAGAGGCTACCGTTAAGCATTACTATGATGACGGCGCCTCTCTGCTGGTCTACACCATGTCTAGGGGACAATGCAGAATACTGAATTCCCCAGCATGGCAGAAGTTAAATGAGAAGATAGCGGGGTTAGTGTAATGGGCGGCGGAAAGGGGAGTAAGGCACCGAAGGCACCTGACTACGCTGCTGCGGCCAAGGCGCAGGGTGAGGCTGACCTTAAAACGGCTCAGTATACCACAGCACTTGACCGACCAGCACAGACCGACCCTTATGGGGCTATGAACTGGACTTTCACGGGGGCTGGTGGAGGGACGCGTGACGCACCACGTCCAGGTGACTGGCAACAATCTGTGAGCCTTACCCCGCAAGAACAGCAGATATTCAACGCTGAGCAAGGCAACCGCCTCGGTATGGAAGGGCTGGCCAGTACAGCAATAGGTCAGGCCGGGAATACTCTTAACAGCCCGTTTAGTCCTCAGCTACTAGACTTTCGTCAGGCGCAGGGGCTGCAAGGCTCTAACACCGGGCTGCCACAGAACACCCTTGGCGGGATGCAGGACGTAGGGGAATCCCCTGACCACTTCCGCGCTCAGGGTGAGCAAGTGCGGAACGCCCTGTACGACCAGATGACCAGATTTGCTGACGAGCGCTTTGGGCGCGCCGAAGACACTGAGCGCACCCGCCTAGCACAGATGGGACTGCAAGAGGGGTCGGAAGCCTATCAAAACGCCTTGCGTGAGTTTAACCGTAGCAAGGATGAAAGCTATCAGGGCGCGCAGTTGGCGTCCGTCTTGGCTGGCGGACAAGAACAGAGCCGCATGTTGTCCGATCTCCTGGCCTCCCGTGAGTCTAACATAGGCCTCCGTCAGGGGCAGTTCGGACAAGATATGGCCCTATATGGGGCTGATCAGGGCGAGCGCCAAGCGCAGGCCACTAGCGAGCTGAACTTAGCTCAGCAGGCTGCCCAGCAACGCCAGCAGCAACTTAGTGAGCAGGCGTATCAGCGCAGCTTACCGATTAATGAAATTTCAGCGCTCCTTGGTGGCGGTGGTGTCAACATGCCACAGTTCGCCAACTTCGCGCCGAGTACTCCGTTTAACTCTCCTGATCTGTTGGGAGCTACGCAGGCTCAGTATAACGCTGCGATGGGCCAGTATAACGCCGGAAGACAAGGTAAGGGGAGTATGCTCGGCGCAGGGGCCGGTCTGCTCGGCAGCTTCATGGGAGGCAAATAATGGCTACTAATAATGAATTGGCCATGCTGCTGAGGTCAATGTCTAATAAGCCTCAGGGCTATGGCGGCGGACCTTCGGGCCAAGCGCCTCGGCCCCCAGAACGTAGTCGTTGGATAATGGGCGCTGGCGGTGGTCCTGTACAGCAACGCGAAGAGGAAAACACCGGCACCAACTGGATGAATGCTATTCGCCAGTATAACGACAAGAGCAATAACTCCCTTGGACGCGGCTTGCAGAATATGTTCGCAGGCTCTGCTGGTT